TGGTGTAATTTCCCAGTTGTTGCTGTAAGGCTTCGCCCCTTCGGCTGGCTTGACATCATCGCGCTGAACGATAATTTTCTTGCCGTTTTCACTGACGAAAACAATCGTTACTGAGTGGGTGTCCACTCCGTTGCTTACGTGTGCGCCGTTTCCGACTACTGGCTTTGTTTTCTCTTTGGTTTCCATTGCGTCCCCTTTCGTGGAACTCGTTTACAAATGAAATCTTACTACATGAAATACCAAATTTCCAAAATCAGAATTTTTTTATATAGCCCCGGTACACCTCTTTGTAAAAAATTTATGCCGGGGCTTGCAACAAGAAATACCGGGTAGCGTTTGGCTGCAAACACTCTCCGGTATTTTTCTAGTAGATGACTACCGAGGCCTTCGTCCACTTGGTGAATGAGTGGATACCGGGAACGCCGTCAATGGTAAGCACGAGGAACTTCCCTGAGTTGCTCCACTTCTTGTTCTCTGCTGCAATCTTGGAAATTGTTCCAGTTGCGTATCCCCACGCTTGCCTCTCACGGGCCGTGGTGTTTTTTCCGAACAGGTGGGCCTCAGTCTCGCCCGTCACCGTGTTGGTGATATAGCCAACCAGTATCTGGTCGCCGACTTCTAGGTCGCTTATTTTCACCCTTGTTGTTTCCATTACTATCCCCTTTCAGTTGGATAGGCCAATGGTACAACATCAGATACCAAATTTCCAGATTTCAGCTAAGCCCCGCCCTGGGCGCGACCGAAGCACTTTCTGTCGTCATCAAGTGAAGCCGAATGTCAAGAAGCAAGTCCTGCATTTCGCTTGACGCGACAAGTTCACGGCTAGAGATGCTTACTAGTGCCTTGTCAAGAAGGGTAATTACGTCTTTTTCGTTCATTGTGGGCAGTCCTCGTATGGGTTGTCGTTTTCCTCGTTGTCCTCGCAGGAACAGAAGCCAAACAATTCTACCTGGGTTTCGTGGGTAAGTTCAGTCAAGTCCTCGTATGACGGCGAGCCACCGAGTTGGTCTATGACAACACTCCAAAAATCTACAAAAAGTCTCTCTTGTGTGTTCACTTCTTTCCCCTCATCTCCAGGCCGATTAGTGCTACGGCAACTCCGACTAACACTTGACTTACCCCTACCCACTGAAGGATGGAGGCGAGCTCGTTACCCGTGAGAGAGGCGTAGGCGTTCTCTTTCTGCCAAAACCACGCACCGATTAGTGCGCTCGCAGAACCAAGCCCGATAGTCCAGTCGTGCTTATTCATTAGTAGCACGCCGTATTCTCTATTAGTTCGTAAAATTCTCCAGCAATTTCAGTAGTCCACGACATAGATGACGAAAACTCCTCAAACGAAACTTCCTTACCACCGACAAACTGTCGGCTGTCGGTCATTCCAGTACCATACTCACACCAAAAGTAAAACTTTGCAGAATCATTGTTCACACTTACAACCACCTTGCCACTATCACGGAAGCCGAGTATCGGACTTTCTATGACCGAGTAATCAATACAGACATCTGAACCATCCCAGTAGGATGTCGTACATTCGTGATTGCGAACTGTTTCGGCTTTGGTTTGTGTTTCTATGAGCACAACACCAACTGCGATAACTCCAATAATTGTAAGAAATACTTTCTTTAGTGCTTTCATTACTTCTCCCCCTTGACTTTGATAATGAGCGAGCAAACTCCATAAACCATTCCGAACCATAACGCTCCACCAATCGCCATATCCAAAAAGACATATGGTGATGTTGTGTTTATGCTTCCTGCCGACGCCGCTAACGCTCCGACTACTGCTCCAATGTTTGACGCTTTCTTTCGTGTTTCTTGTTTCATTACTTATCCCCTTTCTAAGGGCTTGTTGTTGTTGTCTCTATCGTAGTACATCAAATACCAGATTTCCAAATCGCCCATAAGCCCCGGGGTGTGTTATGCGCACTCTTCCATTACTTCGCCACCATCGGTAATACGCAATTCGCAAGTGTTGTGCGTAGGAAGATAGATAATGTCGCCGATAGCGAGGTCAGTTCCGTACAACCTCACAAGTCTGTTCACTACTTCCATAGTGTTGCCTTCGCAATTTGTTCGGGCTATCCAATAAAGAGTGTCGCCGTCCTTCACTGTTACCGATGCGCCGTTGCAAAAGAACTCGGCGTCATCTTTGTTCTGTTTGTTCAAGTACCCGAATGCGAATACTGACGCAAGTGTTATTGCGATGGTGATGAGTATGGTCTTTGCTGTTCTGTAGGTATGTTCGTTCATTGTCTGCCCTTTCGGTAGGTGATTCAAGCATAACCAGTCCAATATCAAATGTCAACGATACCCGTGCGGGGCTATTTCGAGGTAATTCCCGATTTGGAAATTTGGTATTTGGTCTTGTATGCTTGTCTTATCCACGAGAAAAGGGGAAAGAAATGAAAGTATCTACTAAAGCAAAATGCGTAGAGTGTGAGCGAGTTTTTGACCTGATGGACGAAGAGCAGGCAGGCGAGTTTTACTACGGCCACGATTGCGAAAGCGAGGGGCAATGAGCAAGAACATCATCTGCCCTACCTGTAGTGGCTTTATTCCTAACGGACACACACCAGGTTTATATCCAGGTGCCATCTCTAGGAAAGACAACAAAACAGAGATTTGTTCTCAATGTGGCGAGGAAGAGGCAATGGAAGATTTCTTCCGTATGATGAAGAAATGAGCGACACACCTAACAAGCAATTTAACGATGTATTCGTAGGAAAAGAATATGACCATTGGAAAGAGATAGGGGAACAGCGAGGCTGGGAGAGCGGGGCTAAAAGCGCTACCCGTGCCGATATTCAGCAAGCACTTGAGGAGATGGACGAAAGCACTTTGCTTATGGATGGCTTTGACGAAGCCTTTATCGGTTGGTCACGCCGTATCAACGAGCCACTACTTGCCGTCTATTCCTATGACGGACTAATTAAGGTTTGTACCGAGCGAGATGGTATGAGTTTTGACGAAGCCGTTGAGTATGTGGATTTCAATGTCATAGGTGCTTGGGTTGGAGAACAGACACCAATTATCGTGATGCCGTTTATTCACTAATCTACTATTGAGGGAAAATGACAGCATTAGCAGTAAGAGTTAGCGCACCACCGACAGGCGATATCCCCTGTAGCGGGAAACAGTATTTGTTCTACGGCAAGAATGCGGAGAGACCGCAGTCACGAGTCCGCCGTGAAGAAAAAGCAAAGAAAGTTTGCTCTAGTTGTCCGCAAATTATTTTGTGCCGTGATTACGCCCGTAGCAACAACGAGATTTTTGGCGTTTGGGGCGGAGAGACGGAGATAGAAAGATACAACGCAGGTTTTATGAAAGACTTGCCGCAACACCTGAGCAGAAACAGCGGTATTCTGAAACGCAATGAGCACTTATAACGAGTTTCTAGCGATGGTTTCTATCTACTATGAGCGACAACTAGTAGAGGGTGGAGATTTGCGCTATGGGCAGATGTATATGAATCACCTGTGGGATGTCAAGCCTCGCATTGCGGAGAAACTAAACGGCTCTCTACTTGACCCGTTCTATAGAGACAATTGCCCGCCGAAAGTTCACGAGTTCGTAGAACAACTTTGGTCTAGCGAGTAGGACAGCAAGAAGAGCGGCGTGGTTTCTGAACAACCCGTGCAGGCTTTTCTTCCTCTTTCTTTTTCTTTTTATCGTCAGTATCCATACACCAAGGATACACCTTGCGTTTGATAGCAAGCCCCGCTAAGATAGTGGTATGAGCCTTCCACCACTTTTTGAGTGCGTTGTATGCGGTTTCTCAATAGACCCAAACGCCAACAACTCTCTTCGCTTGGCTACTGTTTGGCTAAAGGGTGGAGGAAAGACGGTTCATGCGGTTGAATCTGAGGCTTTCCGGTACAGGCACAACTTTTGCAACCTGAGCGGTGATTTCAACCAAGACAGTTTGTTCTAGCCAAGCCTCATTGAACCGAGTGGCTGATTGGTCTCGCCGAGTGTCTTGCCAGCAGTATTGTTTGTGACAGCAACCCGAGCGTCAAGGTTGTTGAGTATCACCTGAACTGCGTCAAGTTTCTTATTTATTTCATCAACGGAGTTCATTACCGACTTCATTGCTTGTTCTAAAGATGCATCTATTTCCATAGCGCCCAGCCTAGCAAGTATGATGAGCCAGTGAGACTTTATCTTGACCACGACCTACTAGCCCTTGACTTTCCGTACGACCCAGCGCAGGTGGCTGAGGTTAAAGCTATAGCCGGGGCTGCGTGGGACAAGGTGGACAAACTGTGGAAGGCACCCGTGGCCTCGATTAACGAGGTGCGAGCATTCGCTATGAAGCACGAGTTTCAGATAACAGACGAAGTGCTTAGGTTTACTGCGCCAAAGAGAGCATCACGAAAGGGTGTATATGTAAAGGGCGATTGGACATACATCCAATTCCCATACGACAAGGTTGTACTCAAGGCGGTGAAGCAAATTCCCGGAATTACTTGGGATAACAAGGAGATGGCGTGGAGAGCGCCACTTACCTCATCTAGTGAGGCGATTGCGTGGGCCAACTCATTTGACGTGCTTGTATCGCCGGAAGTTCACGGTGTTTCTGCGTCAATAGGCAAGAAGTTAGACGAACTCAAAGAAGCATCACGCTCGACGGACGCTGACATAGAAGTGCCCTTGCTACAAGGAACGCTGCTGCCCTATCAGAGAGCGGGCGTGGAGTACGCCTCTAAAGCCCGTAGAAGTTTTATCGCAGACGAGATGGGGCTTGGAAAGACAATACAGGCGATTGCGACACTGGAGTATTCGTCAAAGGACAGCGAGGTGTACCCGGTAGTCGTTGTCTGCCCACCATCTCTTGTCCTCAACTGGAAGTCGGAGTGGAATAGATGGCTACCCCACAGACGGGTTGCCGTTGTAACCAACCGGCGAGAGATACCTGAGCCCCGGACGTACGATGTGCTGGTTGTCGGCTACTCAAACATCTCTCACTGGGAAAAGCAACTGCTTGCGCACAATTCTTACATATTCGACGAATCGCATTACGCAAAGAGCCCAACTGCGCAGCGTACCAAGTCGGCTATCAAGATGGCAAAGAGCGCACCAAAACATGGAATAGTTTTATGCCTTACCGGAACACCCGTAACGAACAGACCGGCAGAGTACGCCAGCCAATTAGACATAATTGGAAAACTCAAAGAGTTCGGTGGACTATGGGGCTTCTACAGAAGGTACTGCTCTGCCTTTCAAGACCGGTTCGGGCAGTGGAACATCAATGGACATTCACACTTGGACGAACTCAACGACCGGCTTCGTGGAACTTGCTACATCAGACGCACCAAATCACAGGTGCTATCCGAACTGCCACCGGTAATACACAGCCAACTCGTTGTTGAGGGTACTGAGGCGGGGCTCAAGGAATACCGCAAGGCAGAACAAGACATCATAAAGTACATAACCGACAGAGCCAAAGAGATAGCGATAGAACTCGGAGAGAGCCCGTACTCAGCGGCCGTTGTGGCGAGAATAAAAGCAGAAAGTAACGAACATCTCGTTAGGTTGTCTGTTTTGAGGAGACTGTCAGCGAAAGCAAAGATGCCGATGGTTGAGGAGTGGGTTCAGTCACGCATTGATGACGGCAAGAAGGTGGTAGTCGCCGCTCACCACAGAGACATTGTTGACGAATTGGCAAGGAAGTTCGGCAACTTGCGTATTCAAGGCGGAATGTCGGTTGAGGAGGTAGAAGCACAGAAGGCAAGGTTCCAAGATGAACCCGTAGAGACTGCGCCAGTCATTGTGTTGTCTATTCAGGCAGCCAAGACAGGACACACGCTCACTTCAGCACAGGACATTTTGTTCGTGGAATTACCGTGGACACCATCCGACTTAGACCAAACATTTAGTCGCCTACATAGAATTGGTCAAAAAGGAAGCGTAACGGCTACTTATATGCTCACTGACAACACGATAGACCAAGAGATTTATGCACTTATTGAGAAAAAACGCAAGGTAGTGAACGCTGCGACAGAAGGTGGGGAGTTTGCTGCTAGTGGTGGCGCTACACAATTAGTGCTTGACTTGCTCAACCGACACAGATAAGCCCCGGCCGTCTAGTACTTTGGAAATTTGGTATTTGGTGTACTAGGCTTGCGTTGCCGCAAGGCAAACGAGCCCAAATGAAAGGGGGTGAACAAGTGAAAAGGACAATCGTGTGGCGTCTCACCGAAACGCAGAAGGAACTTATTCTGCGGGCGGTTCTCCACTGCCCTTGCGAAATCGGCGAGGGCGCAACCGAGCACGAGGAACACCACGCTCAACTTCGGAAGAGCGAGGAAGAACTCGCAAAACTCGGGTGGGGTGGCGAGGGGTTGTGGCAATTTCTCAACCACAACACCAAGCGCCTCGCAAGGCGTTGAGTGGGCAGGGACAGGGGCTGGCAACCCTTGTCTCTCGCCTGCGCGTGCGGCGGGGCTTACTCGGTTTTTTGGGTTGGAACTCTGCCCATTAGTTCGTCAGCAATTAGTTTTGCGTACTTTCTGCGTAACTTCCAAATCTTTTGATTCATTTCGGCCATTGCGCTTGTGCTCCGTGCCTTTTTTATTGACTCAATGTCGTAAACACCGTACTTTTTGAAGAGAATGTCGTCAATGTCGTTGTTTTCTATCAGAATGTCGGAAATCCAGTGGCCACGCTTATCTATGCTCATCAGCATTTCGCAGAGACCTTCGTAACCGAACTCGTCATAGACACGATTAGTTACTAAGTCGCAGAAGTGGGCGCGATACATTGTTTCTGCTTCTGCGGTGTTGGTCATGAACTCGCTCAGCCATACAGCGAGCTCTTCCCTTGAAGGGATATCACCGTCTTCGCCATCAAACTCAAAGTCTTCGTCCATAAGCCTGCCTTCCGCTATACCGGGGCTCTAGTAGTCAATGATACTTGCGACAACTGTCAAGCCAGCGACAGGATAACTTCTTGTGCTAATACTTTCTTTTGCGTCACCCATGAATTGTTATTCATTGAAGCGAGCGCGCGCTCATCTGCTTTT